AACACGTCTTGAGACTGGTGAACCTTATATTATGTTTGAAGATAATATTAATAAAGCGAGTCCTGAAGCGTATAAGAAAAATAACTTAAAAGTTTCAATGACAAATATTTGTACTGAAATTGCTTTGTATACTGATGAATTACATTCATTTATTTGTTGTTTATCATCATTAAATTTAGCTCGTTGGGAAGAATGGAAAGATTATAGATTTGAAAACGGAATGTCATTACCTGAATTAGCTACTTGGTTTTTAGAAGGTGTATTACAAGAATTTATTGATAGAGCAAAAAATATTAAGTTTTTTGAAAATACAGTTCGTTCAGCAACTAAAGGTAGAGCAATTGGTTTAGGTGTTTTAGGTTGGCATACATTTTTACAATCAAAAGGATTACCATTTGTAGGTATTCAAGCAAACGCTTATACAAGAATGATGTTTGATTTTATTGAAAAAGAAGCATTAAAAGCATCTCGTGATCAAGCTATAGAATATGGTGAACCAGAATGGTGTAAAGGTACAGGTTTAAGACATACACATCACTTAGCACCAGCACCTACAGTATCAAATGCTCATATTTCAGGAGGTGTATCACCTTCAATTGAACCAATTCCAGCTAATGTTTATAATTTAAAAACAGCTAAAGGAGTATTTATTAAACGTAATAAAATACTTGAAGCATTATTAGATAAAAAAGGATATAACATTGATAGTGTTTGGGAACAGATTTTAAAAGATCAAGGTTCAGTAGTTGGATTACCAAATTATATCTTAACAGATGAAGAAAAAGAAGTATTCTTAACATTTAAAGAAATAAATCAGCTTGAAATTGTTAAACAAAATGGTATTCGCCAAAAATATGTTGATCAAGCTATATCTTTAAACTTATGTTTTGATCCAAACGACTCTCCTAAATTTATAAGTACTGTTCATAAAGAAGCATGGAAGCAAGGAATTAAAACTCTTTACTACTTAAGAACTGAATCCGTACTTCGAGGAGACAACCTCCAAAGAACCGCTGAGACATGTGTTTCATGTGAGGGATAGTAGGACTTTATATCTTAACATAAGGTACTTACATTAAGATAAATATGGTAAAAATATATTATTTATATAAAAACAATATTCCTTTTTATGTTGGTGAGACCTCTCAACCTTTAAATTCGAGGTTGAGCCAACATAGAAAGAAATTAAAAGATAAAGATATCCATATTGATTTATTAGAAGAAGTAGAAAATTGGAGATTTTGGGAAGCATGGTGGATTGAACAATTTAAAGCTTGGGGATTTATATTAATTAATAAAAATAAAGGTGGAGGAGGATGTGAAAAAGGTACTTCAAAACATACTATTGAATCCCGTAATAAGATTGGTCAACCAAGAAGAGGAAAATCGTTATCTAAAGAAACTAAACAAAAACAAAGTATATCTAATACTGGAATAAGTCGAAATAAAGGTAATGTTTTTGCTCGTGGACATAAAAAATCTTTAGAAAGCATACAAAATATAATTAAGAAGAGACAAAAAAGAATTAATCAAAAAGATTTACAAAACAATATAATAAACACATGGGTTAGTATAAAAGAAGCGTCAATTATTTTAAATATTCAAGCATCAGATATTAATAATTGTTGTCGTGGAAAAGGTAAAACGGCTGGTGGGTTTAAATGGGAATATAAATAAAAATTATGAATAATAAATTTCTACCATATTTAATACTAATATGCGCGCTGGGCCTAGGAGTTACAGCCGCATATTATAGTATTATAGGTTTATCAATGTTATTCGCTGGAGTAGCATTACCTGTAATAATAATGGCTTCGTTTTTAGAAGCGTCTAAATTAACAATAGCTACATTATTACATAATTACTGGAATAAACTAAATACATTGTTAAAAACATATCTTACGATAGCAGTAATTATATTATCTATTATAACATCAGCTGGTATTTATGGTTTACTAAGTTCAGGTTATCAAACTACTGCTAATAAATCTGATATTATAGAACAACAAATAAATGTATTAGAAAATAAAAAACAATCTTATAATCAAATTAAAGAAGGTTATTTAAAAGATAAAGAATCAATACTTAAATCAACATCTGAATTAAGATTAGCTTTATCTAAAAATACTGTTTTACAATCTGTAGATAAAAATGGAAATGTTATTACTCGTGAAAGTAAAGGTAATAGAAAAGCATTTGAACAACAATTAAACTCATCCATTAAATCTGAAGAAACATTAAGTTCAAAGTTAGATATTATTAATGATTCTATATTTAGTTTAGAGTCACAAATATTAAAAATAAAAGCTAATAATGAATTAACTAATGAATTAGGTCCATTAAAGTATTTATCTAATTTAACTGGACAACCTATGGATAAAGTTATAAATTGGTTTTTAATTATTATAATATTAGTTTTTGATCCATTAGCTATAGCCTTAATTATAGCAGCTAATTTTGCTTTTAATCAAACATCTCCTAAAGAATTAGAAGAAACTCCTATTATAGAAGAACTACCTGTAGAAGAAAATATAGTTGAACCAATTCCTGAACCTACACCACTTCCATCACCAGAAATTCAACATATAAAAGAAATGCTTCAAAGACCTGATGTGTCTGGATGGAGAAAAAATCGTATTCGTGAACAATTACCTCCAGAAGATAATGTAAAAGAGTATTAAAGGTTTGGCTTTCCGCTAAACCTTACTTATATTTACATTATGATAAGTAAAGAAATACAAGACATATTAGATTACTTAAATTATAAAGTAACAGTTAAAGTTCCAGCAAAACCTCCTCATAGAGGTAATAATAAATTTTATTGGTGGAGGAGATACCCAATTCATAAAGAATTGCATAAGTATAAACCTATCGAAGATAAAATTAAAAATGGTGATTTTGATTACTCACCTTATTGGACTCAAGTTCAATATGAGTATTATTGGTTAGCTGAAGCTATTTTGAAAGCCAAATCTGAAAAGGAATGGTGTATTGAAAAAGAACGTGAAATTAGAACAATATATAATAAACGTATAAACAAATTATCTGAAGATGCTGCTAAAGATGAATTTGAACGATTAGAAGCCTTTAAACAGAATTTGAAAACACATTATGGAGGCAAAAGAGAAGAAATTAATAATTTTGTAGATACGTTTGAAGGTAATTTGGAAGAATGCGCTTTATTTTATAAATTATATAAAAAATCAAAATAATGAAAACTTTAATATCACATGAAGTACCTCTATGTTTACTAGAAGATAGTAAAACATTTAATGATTATGACTATTGTTTACCACATTTACTGGATAAATACTTTGATTATCGTAATTATTTTATGGAAGCTAGACATAATGGAAGGTTTATAATTATGGATAATGGATTATTTGAAGGAGTAACTCATACAGAAGAAGATTTACTTTACAAAATTAATCTAATTAAACCTGATATTTTTATTGTTCCTGATGAATGGAATAATCCTCATGCTACTTATAGAAATGCTAAACATTGGGTAAATAATATTAAACCTATGCTTCCTGAAACTACAAATCTGATGGTTGTTATGCAAGGAAAGAATACAACTGAGATACATAATTTGTATAACACTTGTATTGATTTAGGATTCAAACATTTTGCTTTTAATCATTCATCTATATGTTATCAAACGATATTTAATCATCCTAACAAATTAGTTAATCAAATGTTAGGAAGAGTATCTCTTATATCAGAAATGATTAAAAATAAAACAATTCATAATACTCATTATATACATTTATTAGGTGCGTCTTTACCTCAAGAATTTATATTCTATCAATGGTCAGAGTTTCAAATGATTAAATCAGTAGATACATCATCTCCAATAATAAATGGAGCTTTAGGTATTACTTATAATGAATATGGATTATTTAGTAAACCTGAATGTAAAATAGAAGAGTTTTTTGAAGATAATTTGGATGGGCAAAAAGAAGATATTTTATTCAATATAAACAAATTTGCAGAATATGTAAGATAGAAAAAAGAAAATTTTAAATTTGGCGATTTTGAATTTTCTACATATATTTATATATAACAAATAATTAAAAATACATTCAATAATGAAACTAAGACATATAAATACGATTTCGTTAAGCCCGGTTGCCCAAGAGTGGGGAATGGATAAAGGCTTCTATCGTAACAAATGTCAGGGTCAAATGTAAGCGATATAAAACAAATTGCATATAATTAAGAGCCCTGATATTAAAATCAGGGCTTTTTTTATCTAATTTGATTCTAAAGTTTGGCTTTCATAAATAAGAATGTTATATTTAATAAGTAAGAAAGATAAGAAAAATATGTGGCTGGAGCAGGTAAGGTGTATTGCGCTAGTCTGAAAAACTAGAGAAACTGGGTCAGTACCAGTCGGCCACACAAACATACGTACTAGGTTAAGGTAACCAAGAGGACTCCAAATCCTCAGGAGTGAGTTCGATTCTTACAGTACGTGCAAATAACATAGTAAGTAGAATAGTTACTTCGCTTTTGATGCTAAAAATACACTATTCTCAACGTTCTTGTTATATATTGGGATATAGCTCAGAGGCAGAGCAGGAACCTGTTAAGTTCAAGGTCGAGATTTCGAAATTCTCTATCCCAGCCGGTTTGGGTTTTACACTTTTAAACTTACAAGATAAGGAAAAAGTGAAATTGGGACGACGCCCAGAGTTGGTCAGACGGTCTGTAAAACCGAACTGCATAGTGTTTGAGTCACTTCCGTCCCACAAAATGAAAATGAAAATGAAACGAAAACCACTATAAGGTGCTAATAACTAGGTTATGAAGCATCACAAAAAACAAATTGTATGCCTTCGTAGCTTAAGAGGAAGAGCACCTAGCTTTTAACTAGGGTAGTAGGGTTTCGAGTACCTTCGGGGGCACAAATTCATTTATTGATCTTTGACATATTGTAAGTTGGTCTCGTGGTCTAATGGCTCAGGATACATGACTGTCTATCATGGGGTGAGGGTTCGATTCCCTTCGAGACCGCTAAATAAAATAGAGTAGTAGCCTAATGGTCTGAGGCACTTGCGTTGGAAGCAAGACGATGTCGGTTCGAGCCCGGCCTACTCTACACATGGGGAAGAATGCAAAACAAAACACTTTGTCGCTCATTCTTCATATTTGATAGTAAAAGATAAAGTTACTTCGCAAATTAACAGTAAATTAATCGATTGCCGAAAGGCCTTCCCCACCAAACTACAAAATGCCGGTAATCAGTCCGAGCTTAGCACAGACAGAATATTACGTTGTTCGGAGATGTGTCTATGGTTGAGAGGAAGTATTTAATTACTCACTTTGCCGCCATGCAGTATTAGCTCCAATGTAGAGCGCTTCATTGCCAATGAAGAGGCTGTGAGTTCAAGTCTCATATACTGCACCAATTAGCGAGTATGATGTTTAATGGTTTAGCATATTGCACTTCCACTGCAAACGTTTCGGTTCGAGTCCGAATATTCGCTCGCTTTTATGAATAAGTTAGCAGCATAAACAATTGACGGAATGCTGTAAGTCTTAAAGACTTTGGAGACGCGAAGTACAGTAACGTCTCCTAAATTATGGGGTTATGGTATAGATGGCGAACACAGTAGCTTTGCAAGCTTCAGTCCCGAGTTCAAACCTCGGTAGCTCCACGCAGGATTTGTAGGTTAACGTAGTCATTGTAAACCTTCAGGCTTGAGTAGCAGTTGTGCCTTAAACAGCTGACAAATGCCGAGTTGGTAGAGTAGGTTTCTTACGGGGCTCTCATAAGGCTCAGACAACAGTTCAAATCTGTTACTCGGTACAAAATATATTGTGGGAGAGTGAAACGGAATAATCATTCAGGGCTCATAACCCTCGAGATACATGGTTCGACTCCATGTCCCGCAACAAAACAGTAGCAACGTAAAAGTTACTTCGAATGCATACAGAGCACGTACATTGGTGGTTCGAATCCATCCCTCCCAACCAATAAAATAACAATATTGGGAGGTGGCGAAATTGGTAAACGCACGTAAAGAAAAAACACTTTTACAATTTTCTCTGTTATATTCTCCTCTCGTCTAAGGGCAGGACAAATGATTTTGAGTCATTGAATCGAGGTTCGAATCCTTGGGGGAGAACAAAAAATCAAAAATAAAAGTAGGTTTGGCTTTTGTGAACAAAGATGTTATGTTTACATTGTAATAAGAAGCAGATATGAGAAATATAATTATTAAATATTTAAGTGGTCAACCAATTGATGTTAATGAAGCTTCATTATTGATTGATGAGTACATGAAACAAAATAATAAAGTTAATCCAAACTTTATTCACAACATGGTTACACATCCTGCTTCACAAATGTTATTAGATAGAGCAGTTAGTAAATCAGTTGAGTTTTTAGTTGGAAACTATGATATAACAAAATTATTTTCTAAGGAAGGTAATTTATTAAAAGTATATTAAAATAAATGGACTTTTAGCTCAGTTGGTTAGTAGCAACTCGCTCATAACGAGAAGGTCACAGGTTCAAATCCTGTAAGGTCCACAAAAATATGTTCCTGAGGACAAAACGGTTGAGTCGACGCCCTTTCAAGGCGTAGGAGCGGGTTCGATTCCCGTCGGGAATACAATTGGTGGCACGTCAGTTGTTATATGATGGT